GGAACTTCGGGCGGCGTGTTTATGACCGTTCGCTTTCTTGTAAAGCCGTTTGGCGGTGTGTTCCGCACACAGGTTAAGCTGGATGTTGTGGAAAGTCAGATTTACTATCCTTTTGCGTATCCGATTAAGGTGACGGAAAAGTCGGACGTAGAAGTCCGGGGTATCTGTAACAAGAACCAGAGTAACGCTTTGTCGGCGTCTTTTAACGGCGTTCTAGTAGACAACGGAGGTAACCTTTAATGGCTACCACCAAGGACGTTAAGCGGCTTCCTTCAGGGCGTATCAGCTATCGCGGTGAGACGTTTGCGGGTTTTAACAAACCAAAACGAACTCCGGGAAAGGCTAAAAAGAGCGCTGTTCTCGCTAAGAAAGGCTCTGAGATTAAGTTGGTCCGGTTTGGCGATCCAAACATGTCAATTAAAAAAGACCAACCGGGGCGTAGAAAAAATTTTAGGGCGCGGCACAGTTGTGACACCGCGAAAGATAAATTTTCAGCCAGATACTGGTCATGTAAAGCATGGTGATGATATGAGCCCAGAGGAAGTTTTAGCTAAACTAGCCCACCACGAAGAAAAGTGTGATCTTCGATATCAACGCATTGAAGATCGTTTAGACGACCATAAAGAAGAATTAAAATGGTTGCGTAAAATGATGTGGGCTTTAATCATAGCCATTATGGCATCTCCTTGGATACAAAGACTTTGGGGCGGATAAAATGGGATCTAGAGTAAAAACAGGTCCTAAACCTTCTCCTTGCGAAGTTACGTACTATAGGAAAGGCGGTGCGGTTTCTAGCAAATCAAAAGGAAGTAAAATTTGTCCGGAAGGTAAAGCTTGGGCAAAAAGAACTTTTGATACTTATCCTAGCGCTTACGCTAATTTAGCTGCTTCAAAGTACTGTAAAGACCCTAATTACGCTAAGAAGTCTAAGGGCGGAAAGCGAAAGGGTAAGTAATGGGTAAGCTGCAAGATTGGGTAGATGAGGAATGGGTCCGCATAGATAGCTCAGGTAACATTGCAGGAGCTTGTGGTACGTCAAAAAACAAGAAAAACCCGGATCGCTGCTTGCCTAAAGCAAAGGCGCAGAGTTTAAGCAAATCAGAAAGAGCTTCAACGGCCCGTAAAAAGAAACGAGAAGGTTCTAAAGGTAAACAGGTTGTTTCTAATACAGAAAAAGCTAAAGTTAGAAAAATGGAAAACGGTGGGGTTGTTGCTATAGGTTGCGGTAAAATTTTGCCTGACAGAAAAAAATACACTATCGGCGCGGTTTCTAAAAGAGTATGACTTTTTTTATTGGAGATCCTGTAGAAAAGGCAGTGGTAGATGAAATTAGGTCTTGGTCTGAAAAGATATTAGAAAAACCTAATAAATTTTTTAATAATTTAGCGCCATGCCCTTTTGCTAGAGGGGCCTGGTTAGATGATAAAGTAGCTTTTTTGTTTAAAAACGAAGACAGCTATCAAGATTTATACACGGCTTTGTCGCAGTGGACAGACACGCACGACCTAGCCATACTGGTTGATTTTACGTTTGATGAGGACCCTGACAAATTTCATGCGTTTTTAGACGAGGTAAACACTGCAATTTCAAGAGGTTTTTTTATAGATAGAGATATGTGGGTTATGGGATTTCATCCTTATGATGAAGCCCCAGAGTTTTCGGAAGAAGCTGATTTTGAACCGTTGACTGAAGTAAATTATGCAATGGTTTTTGTTCAAAGACTGTCTAAATTGCAAGAGTCTGCGTACAAAATCAAGAAAAACGGGTATTATGATAGATATGATGAGGAGTATAATGCTTCTCATATTTTCAAACGTAGGGAAGAACTTTACAGGAGATTAAAAAATGGCGATGTCACCTAAGAAAATGCGCGGCGGCGGTATGGTTAAGAAAATGCGCGGCGGCGGTATGGTTAAGAAAATGAAAAAAGGTGGTGAGGCTACTAACGGCATGAGCGTTGCAGAGCTTCGCGCAAAGGCTAAAGCAAAAGGGTATAAGTTAGTTAAGGCAACCTAATTATGGCTACTTCAGGAAGCAAAGATTTTGAGTTAGATGTAGCAGATTACATCGAAGAGGCTTTTGAGCGTTGTGGCTTAGAAGTCCGGACCGGTTACGACCTAAAAACGGCTAAAAGGTCTCTTAATCTTATGCTTGCTGACTGGGCTAATCGTGGGTTAAATCAATGGACGATTAAACAGCGGTCTTTGACGCTTGTCGCCAATGATGGCGAATATGATTTATCTGCTGATGTAATAGATGTTCTGTCTGTAGTGGTCAGAGTTTCGGGTACCGACTATTCATTAGAGCGATTAAGCCGAGATGAATATTTAACTATACCCACAAAAACAACATCGGGTAGACCTAATCAATTCTTTTTGGATAGGCAGCTTACGCCTAACTTAAAAGTATGGCCTGTCCCTGACAGCTCTACTTCGTACACTGTGTACTATGATGCTTTGACTCGAATGGATGACGCAGACACTTTTACTAACACAATGGATCTTCCTTTTAGGTTTTATCCTTGTTTAGCGGCGGGTCTGGCGTATTATTTATCTTTGAAGAAAAACCCTAAGATGACTCCCATGTTAAAAACTATTTATGAAGAAGAGTTTCAAAGGGCCGCTGAAGAAGATCGAGATAGAGCCTCTTTTAACGTAGTTCCAAAGTTTAGTTACTACAGGTCGGGATAATGGCTAAGTTTGCATCAGGTAAAGATTCTTATGCTATCTGCGATAGATCCGGGTTTAGGTATCCGTATAAAGTTATGCGTCGTGAATGGAACGGTTTACTTGTAGGGCCGGATCAATACGAACCAAAACACCCGCAGCTAGGTCCGTTTAGAAAAGTATCCGATCCTCAAGCTTTACAAAACGCAAGACCGGACAGGATAGAGCCTGTTACTGTTTACGTAGGTGTTCCTTCAGTGGAAAACGAAAATTTAAAACCTGTTACAGGATTTGGTCAAGTTGGTTTGGTTACGGTGACGACATCATGAGTTTTACATATGCACAGTTAAAACAAGCGGTTCAAGATTACACAGAAAACGACGAAACGTCGTTTGTGAATAATCTACCTATATTTATTCGTCAAGCCGAAGAACGTATTTTAAAAAACATTCAGCTTAGTTTTTTCAGAACAAATGCGAGCGGTATACTTACTTCGGGTAATCAGTATCTGAATTGTCCTAGTGATTTCTTAGCTCCTTTTTCGTTGTCGTATATTGATGCCAACAATGATCACCAGTTTTTGGAGTTTAAAGATTCTGACTTTGTTCAGGCATTTAACCCAGATCCAACGACAACTGGAGGTCCTCGCTATTATGCTGTTTACAACATAGATAACTTTATCATTGGGCCTACTCCAGACAGCTCCTACAATGTAGAATTACATTATTTCTATCGACCTGCAAGTTTGACGGCAGGGTCGGATAGTGGAACAACGTGGCTTAGTGAAAACGCTGAAATATCCATGCTTTACGGAACATTATTAGAAGCTTACACTTATATGAAGGGTGAGGCTGATTTAATGGCTTCATACGAAAAACGATTTGCTGAGGCTATGCTTGGTCTTAAGATGTTTGGTGAGGCCAAAGAAGTTACGGATGAGTATAGAACCGGAAAAGTTATACGAGTTAAACAATGATTACTACGGAAGCTTTAAATTTAAATGTTGGTGGAAATTTTGCGGTTAATGTTGAAACAACAAATAATCGGGGGTTTACGCCAGAAGAGATAGCCGAGCGATGTGCGGATAAAATTATATCTATATCAGATACGGCGGACCCTATAATTAGAAATCAAGCTCATGCTTTTAGGAATCACGTGGTTAAAGTTATTTCTTTATACATGAGAGAAGCTATAAAAAGTGATAGAACAACAATTTTTAACGCCATAGTTGACGCTGGCCAACCAGAGTTAGCTGAATTAATAAGGAGACTTTAATATGGCCATTACCCAAGCAATGTGCACATCGTTCAAGAAAGAATTGATGTTTGGTGCACATGATTTTGCAAACGGCGCAGACACTTTTAAGTTGGCGCTATATACTTCATCAGCAACATTAGATGCCTCCACTACGGCTTTTTCTGCTACTAACGAGGCCAGCGGAACAGGTTACACTTCTGGTGGAGCAGCTTTGACAAACGTAGATCCAAGTACTAGCGGTACAACGGCTCTTACAGATTTTGCTGATTTGACGTTTACTACAGCGACAATCACGGCAAGAGGTGCTTTGATATATAACACTACTCCAAACACGACATCGATTGCTTTAACGAATCCTTCCGTAATTGTTTTGGATTTTGGTGCAGATAAGTCTAGTACCGCTGGTGACTTTACTATTGTTTTCCCTACTGCTGACGCTAGTAACGCAATTATTAGGATAGCGTAATGGCTGATGTCTCCGTCCCATTTACTGGGTGGGGACGTGGCACGTGGGGTGAACTCACGTGGGGTGAAGGTTCTGTAACGGTTACAGCAGCCTCCGGTCAAGTAGGTTCTGTCTCCGTCTCCGCTGTAGCAAACGTACCGAGTACGGGGCTGTCTGCGACTGCATCAACCGGGTCTGTTTCGGTTGTTATTGATGCGGTTTCAAATGTAACTGGAAATGAAGTTACGGCCTCACCTGGATCGGTAACAATCACGGGTGATGGAACCGTAACTCTTACGGGAACAGCGGCTACTACTGCCGTTGGAACAGTAAGTGCGGGTGTTAGACAGACTGTTACTCCAACAGGGGTATCTTCAACAAGTTCTGTTGGCAACGTAAGTTTCATCACAAATCAGAATGTTTCAGCGGCGGGTATTTCTGCAACCGGGTCGGTTGGTAATGTAAGCTTGATTACAAACCAGACTTTTTCTGTTACGGGTGAGTCTGCGACCGCTTCGGTTGGAGATGCAGAAGCTCTTACGGGACAAGTTGTTACGCCAAATGGAATATTTACCACCGGCTCTATTGGAAATATAAGTTTAACTACTGATCAAAATGTTTCAGCAACAGGTGTCGCTGCAACAGGGTCAGTTGGAACGGCGGCTATTAAAGAAGATGTTTCGATAAGTTTGACCGGAGTATCTTCTACTAGCGCAATAAATTCAGTTACGGTAACGGGTGATGCCCCTGTAGTCATTTTGAATGGTGAGCAAGGTGTAACTGCGGTAGGAAGCTTTGTAGTACAACCTGATGTAAATATACCTACAACAGGCGTATCCGCTACGGGTTCGGTTGGTTCAGTTACAACCCAAGTTGGCCAAATCATAAATCTTACTGGAATTGAATCAACTGCCTCTGAAGGCACAGTTACGGTATCATATAGGACAAATGTTTTTCTTACTGGCGAAAGTGCGTCAGGGGTTGTGGGTCAAGCTCTAGTTTGGAGCAAAATAAGCCCCTCTCAATCACCTAATTGGGAAAAGATAGCGGCCTAAACTACAATAACTTATAATTAATGTGTTAATATTTGATTTTATCAAAGGATAAAAAATGCCTAGTTCATATACCTTAAATAATGGAATTGAGCTCATAGCCACAGGAGAACAATCCGGGTCATGGGGCACAACCACAAACACCAATTTAAGCTTAATTGATACGTCATTAGACGGTCAAATAACAATTACTCTTCCTTCTGCGGGTAGTTCCGGATCACCCAATAGTTTACCCATTAACGATGGTGTGGATTCTAATGGTAGAAATAGGTTTATTATCTTTAACGATGGCGGTGATTTAGGTGCGTCAGCTTATGTTCAATTAACACCTAACGACGCAGAAAAAATTATTTATATTAGAAACGCTTTATCCGGAAGCAGAAGTATTCTTGTTTTTCAAGGTACTTATAACGCCTCTAATGATTATGAAGTTCCTGCCGGTAAAACAGCGGTCATTCATTTTGACGGGGCTGGAACAGGCGCGGTAGCTGCAAACGTTTTTAACAACGCTCATTTTGATGCGCTAAATATTGTTGGAGCTGTTTCTGCGGGAAGTATGACTTTGGGCGGAGCCCTTTCTGCGGGAAGTTTAACGCTAACTACTGATTTAGCCGTTGCTGACGGGGGAACAGGAGCATCTGATGCCGCTACAGCAAGGACAAATTTAGGTCTTGCGATTGGAACAAATGTTCAAGCATACGATGCAGGGCTTACGGACATTGCCGGATTAGCGGTTACTGATGGTAATTTTATTGTTGGCGACGGTGCTAACTTTGTAGCGGAAAGTGGTTCTACTGCTAGAACTTCTTTAGGTTTAGGGACTATTGCTACACAATCCGCCGCTAGTGTATCTATTACTGGCGGCTCTATTTCAGGTATTACGGATTTAGCTGTAGCCGATGGTGGTACCGGAGCATCTGATGCAGCCACGGCAAGGACTAATTTATCCGCTGCTGCTTCAGGGGCTAACTCAGACATTACTTCTTTATCAGGTTTAACTACACCATTATCTGTAGCACAAGGCGGTACAGGTGCTACAACTTTGACCGCTAATAATGTAGTTGTAGGTAATGGTACTTCTGCCCCTAATTTTGTTGCTCCAGGTACATCAGGCAATATTTTAACGTCTGATGGTACTACATGGACAAGCACTGCTCCTGCAGCTTCAGGTGGTTTTGATGCAGGTACTAAAATGGCTTTTAACCAAACTGCCGCTCCTACTGGATGGACTAAAGATACGACAGCGGCTATTAATGACTCTATTTTACGTTTAGTAACGGGTACCGCAACTAGTGGGGGTGCAACAGGATTTAGTACTTATAATGGAGCTACCACAACTGGAGCTACCACATTGAGTACTGCTCAAATTCCAAGCCATAGTCACACTTACCAAAAAGTCGGCACAGGTGAGGGCCAACAAGCAGGGCAAAACCAGAATCCTTTGACCACTGTTAGCACAGGCGCAGCAGGTAGTGGTGGTTCTCATACTCATACTCTGACTAAAAACATTAAGTTTTACGACTTTATTATTGCTGCAAAGGATTAATGGCAAAAAAGGACGTTAAAACAATATGCCCAATAACTAAAGGGACTTTTCCTGAAACTTGTAGTACGTGTAGCTTTTGTATACAGCAAGATAACAAAAGAGTAGGCTGTGCTATAAGAAAAAATGTCAGAGAGCTATTAAACAAAAAAGCAGTGGCGAAAGAAATAAATAAATCTTTTATTATATTTAAAGATGAAATAGTAGATTCAATTAATAAGGTAAATCAATGGCTGTAGACAAAGTAAAGCTGTGCCCTTGGTTAGGAGAAGCTTGCATTGAAGACGGTTCAATTAGAGAAGGTAAGCTTGTAGGCTGTAATTTTTGGGTTACTATTGCAGGAAGAGACCCTCAAACAAACAAAGAAATAAATTCAGGCGATTGTGCTATTAACTGGATACCCATGCTATTAATAGAAAATAGTAAAGTTAGCAGAGAGACTGGAGCAGCGGTAGAATCATTTAGAAATGAAATGGTAAAATCCAATAAGACAACACAACATATCTTATTAGAAAAAACAAAAGAAACTAATATTAGTAATTTAATTGAGGTGAAAAATGAAACTAACGATAATTCCTAGTGACGGTGCCGTATATATTGATAATTATTGTTTTTTAGAATTAGCTTTATCGGGTATACCTGCTAATGTTCATGCCTTACAGTGGGATCAAACTAAAGGATGGATTGAATACACTGATGGATCTTTAAACGAAGATATTACAGAGCTGCCAAGTTGGACCACTAGCTGTATTAATCTGTGGAATGAAGCTAAAGCAGCAGAAGAAGAAGCTGCAAATCAGGCCTCTGTTTAATGCAAGAGAAACCTCTAGTATATTTAAACACGGACCCTTTCCCTCATGCTGTAATAGATAATTTTTATAACAACGAAGAGCTAGACTTACTTTGGAAAGAAATAGAGTACTTATCGTCTCCAAATAGAATGGTAAAGTCAGGGGAAGAGTTAGGTACAGCAAAAGAAAAGCTGTCAGCAACAACACTATCAGATGGCTATGGAATCTTCTTAAATAGTATCTTTAAAGAGAGCACTTACTCTGATATTTTAACTATAACAGATAAAATATTTAATCAAGCTCTGCTTAATTCAATAGCAGCCTTAGATCCCTTACTTAGAGATGTATCTGACTTAAATACTAGTGGAACTAAACTAAGATATTATGAGGATACTGAGGAATATAAGAGTCATGTAGATACCTCTAGATACACCATGATAAGTTATTTTTATAAAGAACCAAAAGCTTTTACTGGGGGCGATTTGCACTTTAAAGACTTTGACTATACGATAGAAATTAAACCTAATAGAGTAATATTTTTTAAAAGTTGCCTCTATCACGCTTCTACTAAAGTAGTTACAAATAAATTTTCTAAACCTTTTTCAGGAAATGGTAAGTATTCAATAACAAAGTTTTTGGATATTAAAAATGCTGATTAAATATGATAATTTTTTATGTAGTCAAGAAATAAGTTATGTAACAAGTATTATAAATAGCCCAAGATGGAGTTGGGGACATTATTCTAACGAGTCAAGCGAAAATTTTTTTTGGAAAATAGACGGACTAGAAGAAGACTCTTTTTTTAGTGAGCGGATACTGAACAAAATTAAAGAGGTAACTAGAGACGATTTTACAGTAGATGAAATTTATATGAATGGGCATACTGCGGGAGGGTCAGGGAAGCCTCATCAAGACACTAAAGACGATAATGGAAGAACTTTTTTAATTTATTGTAATCAAGATTGGCAGCCTAAGTTTGGAGGGGGAACTTCTTTTTTAAAAGAGGATGCTGTTTTAGGAGATGTAGTTACGGTTTCTTACACTCCCAATTCTGCTATTTACTTCCAAAATAACATATTTCATTTTGCCTCTCCGATTAGTAAAGACTTCAACGGGCTAAGAGTTACACTAGCATTTAAACTATTGAAGTCTTAACATGAAATATTCAATCTTTCACACTTCACATTGTGGGAGTACATTATTAGCTTGTATGTTAAGTAGTTCAGTAGATACCATTACAGAACCTAAATGGTCTCATGATATTGTATCTACTAATGACATGACTAAAAAAATTCAACTAATTAAAGATAATCATAAAGACCACTTATTAGTTAAATATTCAAGTTTATGTACAGAAGTTGCTCCTAATATAGACGGTAAAAAAGTATTTTTGTTTAGAAACATACTTGACCATTTAAATAAATTACAAGGTAACATACAAGAAGCTAAATTTTGGTTATATCGTTGGAATAATTTATTAGAAAGTTCAGATGTTTTATGCATGTCTTTCGAACAGTTTATGGAAGATAAACATAAAGCTTGTAAAGAAATTTGCAAACATTTTGAAATTGAATATAAACCTGTTAAAGATATAGATTTTCATGTAAAACAAGCAGGTTATAATCATAATGATAACCCCATAAGAATATGAAAATCCTTGTAATGGGACTTTCAGGTAGTGGAAAAACTACATTAGCAGACGAATTACAAAGGTTATCAAGATTTCCAAGAATTAATGCGGACAAAGTTAGAGCTGAGTATAATGATTGGGATTTTAGCAATGAAGGCAGACTACGACAAGCAAGGCGACTCAAGAAGCTGTCTGAAGAGTATGCGAGAAGTATAACAGATTTTATAGCCCCCACAGAAGAGATAAGAAAGATTTTTAAGGCTGATATAACAATATGGATGGACACTGTAAGTAAGAGTAAGTATGAGGATACAGACAAAGTATTTGAGATTCCAACCACGTATGACTATAGAGTAACTACTAAAAACGTAAAAAAATGGGCTTTATTAATATATAAAAACGCAATAAATTCCGATAAATATGTCAAAAAGGTTATACTATAGGTAGAAAAATGTTTTAAGCTCCCCAAATATGCCTTTAACTAAATTACAGTTTAAGCCCGGTATAAACCGAGAGACCACTTCTTACAGTAATGAAGGTGGTTGGTTTGACGGGGACAAAGTCCGATTCCGTTTTGGATACCCTGAAAAAATAGGTGGTTGGACTAAGCTAACACCTAACTATTTTTTAGGTACAGGTAGAACCCTACACGGGTGGCTTGCTTTAGATGGATCTAAATATCTTGGATTAGGTACTAATTTAAAGTATTACCTAGTTGAAGGTCAAGGTTTTTATGACATAACGCCCATCAGAGAAACAACTGCGGCGGGTGATGTTACCTTTTCTGCTTCTGCTAACACTTTGGGGGCTGACGTAGCCACCGGAGATTTAACCATAACGTTAACTAGCGCATCGGGTTTTCCAAATAATGGTCGAATCAAAATAAATAGTGAGATTATTACTTATGAAGGAATTTCCTCTAATACTTTGACGGGTTGTAATAGGGGCCAAAACGGTACTACCGCCGCGTCTCATACTTCAGGAGATGCTGTTCTTTGTGCAACAATCATCGTATCTGATACTAATCATGGTGCGGTTGATTTTGATTTTGTTACTTTTTCGGGGGCAGCAACTTTTGGCGGTAATATTACGGCTAATGTTATAAACCAAGAGTATCAAATCACTCACATTGTTAATGCTAATGAGTATTATGTAGAGGCTCGCGCTGAAAATACTAGTATTGACTCAATTACGATAACCGGTGGTTTAGATCCTAGCTATGTTTTCGCAAACTCTAGTGATTCAGGCAATGGCGGCGCATCGGTTGTAGGAACCTATCAAATTAATGTGGGTTTGGACACGGTAGTTGGAGGAACTGGCTGGGGAGCGGGAGCTTGGAGCCGTGGAACGTGGGGATCGGCTGCTTCGACTACGGTAACGACTGATGAATTACGTATTTGGACAGACGATAACTTCGGAGAGGACTTATTAATAAATATCAGGGATGGTGGTATTTATTACTGGGATGCTTCTTCTGGTAAAACTAATCGAGCAGTCGAATTATCTTCATTGGCGGGTTCAAATTTAGCTCCAACGATAGCAAAACAGGTGTTGATATCTGATCGAGATCGTCACGTGTTAGCTTTTGGTTGTGACCCTGAAAATGACATAGGAACTCAAGACCCTTTGTTGATTCGTTTTTCTGACCAAGAAAGTCTTACGGATTGGCAATCTTTGCCTACTAATACGGCAGGAGATTTACGTATTGGTACGGGCTCCGAAATTATTATGGCGGTGGAAACAAGGCAGCAGATTCTTGTGTTTACTGATGTTTCGTTACATACGCTTCAATTCTTAGGACCGCCGTTTACTTTTGGTATTAACACGGTTTCTCAAAACGTGACCATAGCGGGTCCTTTGGCAGCGGTTTCTGTGGAAGACAAAGTATATTGGATGGGTCAAGAAGAGTTTTATGTATATGGCGGTGCGGTTCAAAGAATACCGTGTAGTGTCAGGGATTACGTGTTTAGTAATCTTAACGAAGAACAATTTGAAAAAGTAAAGGCTGCCTCTAATACAGCTTTTTCTGAGGTATGGTGGTTTTACCCATCTTTGGCTTCTACTGAGAATGATAGTTATGTTGTGTTTAATTACGCGCAGAATATATGGTATTACGGTACTTTAAATAGAACGGCATGGTTGGATCGCGGTTTTGAGACAAACCCGATATCAGCAGGTTCGGACAACGTTTTGTATTACCAAGAGTCTGGGTTTGATGATGGCAGCAGTAATCCTTCAACGGCTATTTCTTCTTATGTAGAAAGTAGTCAGTTTGATATATCGGATGGCGATAACTTTATGTTGGTTAGCCGTTTAATACCCGATGTAACCTTTAGGAATAGCTCCGCGTCGTCGCCTAGTGTAACTATGACTGTCGAGGTTAGAAATTTTCCGGGAGGTCCGTATACAAACAGCACAGGAAGTGCGGTTACTAAGACGGCATCGGTTCCTGTAGAACAGTTTACGCAAGACGTTCGTTTACGGTTACGCGGTCGTTCTATGGCGTTTAAGATAGACAGTAGCACTACGGGGGTTTCTTGGAGATTGGGTTCTCCTAGAGTAGATGTCAAGCCAGACGGGCGTAGATAATGTCTAGGAATCTGGTATTACCGTTTTTTCCATTACCCCCAGCGGAGTATGATCAAGCTTATTTAAATGAAATTGTTCGATCTTTTTCTGTTTATTTGCAGCAGATACAAAATCCAGGTGAGGGTAGAAACACCAATATTGTTCTTACTAATTTACAAACAGACGATAGCGGATTAGAGGTAGGGGCTTTGTTTCAACAGGCAGGATTTGTTAAAATAACCTTAGCTAATATGCCTCATGTCGGTGGTCAGTCTGCAACAGGCTCTGTAGGGAGCGTAACGGTGACTATATCATGAGTGACGAAACAATTATTACTATGGCTAATGGCTCCAAATGGAGACCTTCCACCAGCCAAGAGTTAATTCATTGCGCTAATTGCGGCAATGCGGTGGACACCCCTGAAGAAATACTGTCATATCCGTCTGGAAATTGCCCAGATTGCGGTAATTCATGGACGGGGACTGAAAGTAAAAGTACAATAATTCAAGTAACTATGCCTGAGAGCATATCTGGTGGAGCAGGATAATGGCTGAGATGACCGCAGAAATGGATCAAATGCAAGTCCCTGACGGGGGTGTAGCTAGTTTTATGATGTCCGACGAGGACATTGCTAATTTAGAACGAGAAGAAGATCAACAACTAGCTGAAGAAGTTTACGGCGGCGAGGGCATCAGTCAGTTTACTGATATGGCGGCTCAGATGGCTTCTCTAGGTCGTTTTGGCGATGACGTTATTGTTCACGCTCAAACAGGCGAACTGATTATTCCTAAAAAGATTCTAGATGACAACCCTGAAATAAAAGAAGCGGTATTTGAGCAACTGATGGCTCAAGGGGTTGAAAATCCTGAGCAGTATGTTGTGGGTTCTGGCTCGGCTTCGATTAATCCAGAGACAGGTTTACCTGAGTACTTTTTTAAACGTGTTTTTAGACCTATTAAGAAAGCCGTTTCTAGCATAGCTAAAGGCGTAAAGAAAGTAGCCAGCAAGGTTGTCCAGGTAGCCAAGAAAGTTGCTCCGATTGTATTGCCGATTGCGCTTACGTTAGCCTTTCCGGCTCTTGGCGCGTATGGCGCGGCCCTCGGTTCAGGTATTGGAACCTTAGTTCAAGGCGGGAGTTTTAAAGACGCGCTTAAATCTGCGGCGCTTTCTGGTTTATCTAGTGCCGCTTTTTCCGGAATCAGCAACATTGGCGGTGAAGGGGGCTTTACCGGAGGGTTTACCCAGTCTTTAGCTAACCCAGGCGCACGTTTTGCTCAAGTAGGCGGTCAATTAAAGAGTGGTTTTAGTGGTCAAGGATTTAATTTCGGTCAAGAGTTTGTTGATCCAAGTTTGGCGGCAAAGGCAAGTACCACGGGGGCGAAAACTACTACCCCTACGGCGGATGGAGAGGTAGTTAGCGCTCAAGAACAATATATATCAGACATCATGGGTGGTGGTGAACAACTTCCTGCGTATGCAGATACACAAGCTTACATGGGTCCACCATCGACGGCATCGGAGGGTGTGTTAAGTGAAGGAATGCCTGCGGCACGACCTTATACAGGAGCACCGGGCAATCAATCGATTAGCACAAACACTCAGTTTGGACCACAACCGACAACATTCTCAGAAAAATTGGGTGAAGCTTACAACACCGCAAAAAAATACGCTACAACTGGATATGATAAGGGTAAAGACTTATTGTTTGGTGCCCCAGAAAAAAGCGTTTCTGATGTATTAAAGGATCCTTCTTTCATAGAACAATATGGTAAGTTAGATCCGAATATCCAATTAGAATATGCTAAAGTATTTTCTGGAGAGACACAGAAAAATCTTCTTCAACAAGTAGCTCCTTATGCTGTTACAGGTGGCGCAGTGATGTACGGAACAGGTATGTTTAAAACTCCAAAGCCTACTCCAGAAGAAGACTCACCGCTTGGCGTGAAGCGTGGTCCGACCGGTTATGAACGGTTCATGGCAAATCAAGATCAATTTATGGTTAATACTGCAGCAGTAGATCCAATTTATACAGCGCCTTTGACACAATACGTTAGTTATTCTGACTTTTATAATCCATCGACTTTTGCTTTACCGTCAAGCAGACCTAGAGAAGGTGGTCCTTTCTATAGACCTCCTGTTCAAACAGCAGCTCAAGGCGGAGAAATATTTCCTCGAAGAACCGGCGGGATTATGCCGGATGAAGGTATACCGGGCAAAGACAGCGTCCGAGCCATGTTAATGCCGGGTGAGTTTGTTATGACCACCGATGCGGTTAAAGGCATGGGTAACGGAAACCTAAGACGAGGGATACAAAACATGTATGGGGTTATGGCTAACCTTGAGAGAAAAGGAAGGATGGCATAATGGCCGTTGAAACCACTGAACAGATAGTCCGCGAAGCGCCAGAAATAGAGGCGATTAAACTAGGACTTTTAGAATCAGCAAAACAATTAGCAGACAAACCTGTAGCTATCCCAGCCCAGCAGATTGCAGGGTTTTCTCCGTTACAGATGGCGGCGTTTGGTGCGGCGGAACAAGGCGTTGGTGCTTTTCAGCCGTATTTAACCGAGGCAGGCTTTACGTTAGGTGATGCTCAAACTGCGTTGGGCGGGACAATGGCTGGTGCGACACCGTTTCAACAAGAGTCTGCGGCAGGTATCAGACAAGCGATGGCAGGCATTAGTCCGCAAGTCGCGGCTTCTCAGCTAGGCATTCAAGGCGCAATTGGAACGGCACAACAAGCTGCTCAAAGAGCGGGAATTGGGTCAGCTTTGTTGGGACAGCAAGCTTTACCTCAATTTGGTCAAGCTACTCAACGTGGTATAGGTGCTTATGAATCTGCTTTAGGTTTATTGGGACAAACAGGGGGACAATTTGATCCTACGACTATTGCTCAATATCAAAGCCCTTTTGAAACTGCTGCCGTACAACAAGCTTTAGCTGATATTGCACGTCAAGGTGAAATTCAACAACAAGGTCTTCAAGCACAGGCCGTGGGCCAAGGTGCGTTTGGCGGGTCTCGTCAGGCGGTAGCCGAAAGTGAGCTTAACCGTAACGTTTTGGAACAGCAAGCACGGACCGCGGCTCAAATGAGAGCGGCTGGATTTGAAAGTGCGGCACAACGAGCACAGCAAGCATTTGAGCAGCAGCAAGCTAGAACACAGCAAGCGGCTCAACTTGGCGGTCAATTAGGATTAAGCACAAGTCAGTTACAAGCAGCGAATGCACAAGCTTTGGCGCAGACCGGTCTTAATATTGAACAGCTTGCTTCTCAGACAGGGATGTCGGCAGCGCAATTAGCTGGTCAATTATCTGGACAAGCGGGTCAGTTAGGCATATCTGGGCAACAATTAGGCGGTCAATTAGCACAAGGTCTTGGTACGCTAGGTGTTGATTACGGTGGATTAGGGTTACAACAAGGCGAGGCTTTGGGCACACTTGGTTTGAGACAGGCTTCGCTAGGTCAGCAGCAACAGCAGTTAGGGCAGCAAGAGGCAGGGTTCTTGTTTGATATTGGCCAGAAACAACAAAGTCAGCAGCAAGCCGAGCTTGAGGCAGCACGGTCCACGGCCCTACAAGCAGCGTATGAGCCTTATCAGCGTTTAGGTTTCTTGTCTGATATTTACAAAGGTGCACCATCTACACAAATGTCTGTAACGGGTGCAAGTAGCCCTAGTGTATCGACGGGTGAGAAGATTCTTGGTTTGGGTATTGCAGGTCTTTCGGCAGCCGCCGGAGCAAAATCCGCTAATTTATTTTAAAACAGGATTACTTTAATGATGAATCGAAATTTAATGAATAGACAGATGTTTAGAGAGGGCGGTGCGGCTTTTCCCGATCTTAGCGGGGATGGCAAAGTGACGCAGAAAGACATCTTAATAGGTCGCGGTGTTGTGCCGATGCAAGAAGGCGGTGTGCCGGTGCCCACACTTTCTAGAGAAGACATACAACTTTTTTTACAAAATTACCCTGATTATTTAGAAAATAACAGCTTGTTTGACGAAAGAGGCGTGGTAAGACCTGAAGTTATGCAAGAAGTTCAGAGGTTAAAAGAAGCTAACGTTACGTATTCTGATCCTTTAAGACCGGCACCTTCCGCTCCAGCCTTTGTGCCTACTCCTTCAAGACCGCCACAAGTTTCTCCCGAACAGCTTGAAAATTTTTTACTAAATAATCCGGAATACTTAGAACAAAAAGGTAGTGTGTACGGAGAGGGAGGAAATTTAAACCCTGAAGTTTTAGCGCCGCCACCCGATGAAGTTTTAGCGCCTCAACCCGTATACGGCATGCAAGAAGGCGGTATGGCTCCGATGGCCATGCCCCCTCAAGGTATGATGCCTGCGGCACCACCGGCAGCAATGCCAGAGATGGCGCAAGCGCAACAAGC